ACCGGATGGCCCGCGAATTTTTTTTTTGGGCCCCGCCACTAAGTTTTGTCTGCCAATTGAAACGCTCCCTCAAAGCTTAATTATTTTTTTTGTCTTTATATAACTTGGTCGCTAAGTTGTATATGCATTAAAATGTGGGATCCACTTCTAAATGAGTTCCCTGAAACTGTACACGGTCTTAGGTGTATGCTTGCCGTAAAATATTGTCAGTTAATCGAACAGACATACTCTCCAGATACGGTTGGTTACGATCTTATACGAGATTTAATTTCAGTAATTCGTGCTCGCAATTATGTCGAAGCGTCCCGCCGATATAGTCATTTCCACTCCCGCCTCGAAGGTACGTCGCCGTCTGAACTTCGACACCCCCGTGATGAGCCGTGCTGCTGCCCCCACTGTCCTCGTCACCAACAAAAGAAGGACATGGACCAACAGGCCCATGTATCGCAAGCCCAGAATGTACAGAATGTACAGAAGCCCTGATGTACCCAAAGGTTGTGAAGGCCCATGTAAGGTCCAATCTTATGAACAGAGGCACGACATATCCCATGTTGGTAAAGTATTATGTGTTAGTGATGTCACCCGTGGTAGTGGGCTTACCCATCGCGTTGGTAAGAGATTTTGTGTGAAGTCCGTTTATGTATTGGGTAAAATATGGATGGATGAAAATATCAAAACCAAGAACCATACGAACACTGTGATGTTTTATCTTGTTCGTGATAGAAGGCCCTTTGGTACTGCTATGGATTTTGGTCAGGTGTTTAACATGTATGATAATGAGCCTAGTACTGCTACTATCAAGAATGATCTTCGAGATCGTTATCAAGTTTTAAGGAAATTCACTTCAACAGTCACAGGTGGTCAATATGCTTCTAAGGAACAGGCGTTGGTTAGGAAATTTATGAAGATTAATAATTATGTAGTTTATAATCATCAAGAAGCTGCTAAGTATGACAATCATACTGAGAATGCTTTGTTATTGTATATGGCTTGTACTCATGCCAGTAATCCAGTGTATGCTACTTTGAAGATCAGAATCTATTTTTATGATTCTGTTCAAAATTAATAAATATTGAATTTTATTATATCAGAAACTTGTACATCGATTGTTTTTTCAAATACATCGTACAGTACATGATCGACTGCCCTAATTACATTGTTAATGCTAATAACACCTAACCTATCTAAATATTTCATACATTGATATTTAAATACTCTTAAGAAACGCCCAGTCTGAGGATGTAAATGAGTCCAGATTTTGCAGATCAGAAAACACCGGTGTATCCCCAACGCTTTCCTCAGGTTGTAGTTGAACTGTATTTGGACTGTTATGATGTCGTGGTTTATTAGGAACGGTCTCTCGAGGTGTTGGGTTATCTTGAAATAGAGGGGATTTTTGATTGTCCAGGTATAAACGCCATTCTCTGCTTGAGCTGCAGTGATGAGTTCCCCTGTGCGAGAATCCATGTGATGCGCAATTAATCCCAAAATAGTAAGAGCAACCGCAGGGAAGATCAACTCGACGCCTGCGAATTGGTCTCCTCTTCGCTATTCTGTGCTGGACTTTGATGGGCACCTGAGTACAATGGTTGTGTGATGGTGATGAATTCAGCATTCTTTAATGCCCAGTCTTTGAGTGCTGAATTCTTTTCCTCGTCCAAGTATTCTTTATACGATGATGTTGGTCCTGGATTGCAGAGGAAGATTGTTGGGATCCCACCTTTAATTTGAATTGGTTTCCCGTACTTTGTGTTGCTTTGCCAGTCCCTCTGTGCCCCCATGAACTCTTTAAAGTGCTTTAGGAAGTGGGGGTCTACGTCATCAATGACGTTGTACCAGGCATCATTACTGTATACTTTTGGACTGAGGTCAAGATGACCACACAAATAATTATGTGGGCCTAACGATCTAGCCCACATTGTCTTCCCTGTACGACTATCACCCTCTACTACAATACTTACAGGCCTCCACGGCCGCGCAGCGGCATCCCTGACATTCTCGGAAACCCATTCTTCAAGTTCTTCTGGAACTTGATCAAAAGAAGAAGAAGAAAAAGGACAAACAAAAACCTCCAACGGAGGTGCAAAAATCCTATCTAAATTGGAATTTAAATTATGAAACTGTAAAACATAATCTTTAGGGGCTAATTCCCTAATTACATTAAGAGCCTCTGACTTACTTCCGCTGTTAAGCGCTTTGGCGTAAGCATCATTGGCTGATTGTTGCCCTCCTCTAGCACTTCTTCCATCGATCTGGAACTCTCCCCATTCCAGTGTGTCTCCGTCCTTGTTGATATAGGACTTGACGTCGGAGCTGGATTTAGCTCCCTGAATGTTTGGATGGAAATGTGCTGACCTGGTTTGGGATACCAGGTCGAAGAATCTGTTATTCTTGCACTGGAACTTGCCCTCGAACTGGATGAGCACGTGGAGATGAGGGTTCCCATTTTGGTGAAACTCTCTACAGATCTTGATATATTTTTTATTTGTTGGTGTAGTTAGGTTTTGTAGTTGGGAAAGTGCTTCGTCTTTAGTAAGAGAGCAATCTGGATAAGTGAGGAAAAAATTTTTGGCATTTATTCGAAATGAATTATTACGTGGCATATTGGCAATCGGTGTCTCTCAGAGTATTATGGCAATCGGTGTCTGGGGTCTTATTTATACCTAGACACCAAATGGCATTGTCGTAATTATCAATCAAACTTCAAATTTGAAACGCAAAAGCGGCCATCCGTTTAATATT